CGCAATCCAATCCAGAATTCAGCGGCATTGGGTCCGCTTGAAGGGAGTTCTTGATCTTCATGTCTGCGACGCGAACCGGCAAGCCGGCACGAAAGCCGGCGGCGGGGCGTGTTGCCTCTCGCTCAAAGCTGACGCCATCCAGGACCGGAACGCTCTCAGCATCGAAGAAGAAAGCGTTGCCGTTGTCGGCTGGGAGCAAGCGGGTCGCGCCGGCATCGCGATCGAAGGCGCAAAAGGCGAAGGCCGAAGCGGCGGCAAATCAAAGCGCGGTTAGGACGTCATCATCCGGCAAGACCCGGGCCGTTCTCGCGCGCAAGGCGACAATCGCTGCCACCACACGGTACGTTGATGACGTCCCCGTTATCGTTGATGAAGGCGACGATGCGGCAAAGGTCGGATTGAAGCGGCAGCGCACGCGGCGGATAACCGCCCGCCGCAAGGATCAACCAAACCCGCGCATCAAGCGCACCGCAGTCGAGCGTGTCGACGATCCGCCGCCCGCGACAGGCGCGCTTTTGATCGAGAGGGTGACGCGTGCGATTGAGCGCGAGCTGTCCCTGATCGAGGTGATCGTCGGCGGCAGCCATTTGAAAACGCAGCAGCGCACGGAGGCCGAACGCCGTGCCCGGACGCTGGCGAGTCTCGCGCGTACGCTCGGAGAGGTGACGCGGCTGCGCGCAGGTCAGGAGAAGGTGAAGCCAGCCGATGACGACGCCGTGCCCCGTGACCTTGACGAGTTCCGGCGCGCGCTTTCGCGCCGACTGGAGCAAATGGTCGCCGCGCCAACGTCGACTCCTGCTGGAGAGCATGAGTGAGACGGAACTCGGATTTCTTGCCCGACAGTGGGATGTTTTCGCGCATCCGCATCAACGGCCTTCCGAACTCGCTCCGAACGGCGCGCCGTGGCTGATCTGGCTGATGATTGGCGGCCGCGGCGCCGGAAAGACCCGCGCAGGAGCCGAATGGATTCGTGCGCAGGCGTTGGGTCTGCCGCCGTTCGCCAGCGAGGCGGTGTCGCGCATCGCGCTGGTCGGCGAGACCGAGCATGACGCGCGCGAGGTGATGATCGAAGGCGTTTCCGGGTTGCTCGCGGTTCACGCTGCCCACGAGCGGCCATCATGGTCGCCGTCGCGCAAGCGGCTGGAGTGGAACAACGGCGCGGTGGCGCAGGCATTTTCCGCCGAAGATCCCGAAAGCCTGCGCGGGCCGCAGTTCGGCTGCGCCTGGTCCGACGAAATGGCGAAGTGGCGCTATGCCGAAGCTGCGTTCGACATGCTGCAGTTCGGCTTGCGGCTGGGATCGCAGCCCCGCCAGCTCATCACGACGACGCCGCGGCCGACCGCGCTTTTGAAACGCCTGATGAACGACCAGGCGAGCGTGGTGACGCGCGCGCCGACCCAAGCGAATGCTTTCAATCTGGCGCCGACCTTCTTGCAAGGCGTGATGGCGCGCTACGCCGGAACGCGGCTCGGACGTCAGGAGCTTGATGGCGAAATCATCGAGGATCGGCCGGATGCGCTGTGGTCACGTGCGCTTCTGGAGCGATGTCGCGTGCACGAGGCGCCGCCGTTGCAACGCATCGTGGTCGCGGTCGATCCGCCGGCGAGCGCAAGCAAGCGTGCGGACGCCTGCGGCATTGTTGCGGCGGGGCAAGCCGCAGACGGCACTGTTTACGTGATTGCCGACGAGACCGTGGCGGGCGTAACGCCGGCGCTGTGGGCGACGAAGGCGATCGCGCTGTGGCGGCGGTGTGAGGCCGATGCGTTGGTGGTGGAAGTCAATCAGGGCGGCGACATGGTGAAAGCCGTGATCGCGGAGGTCGACGCGGAGGTGCCCGTGATCGCGGTGCGCGCGACTCGCGGCAAATGGCTGCGCGCCGAACCGGTGGCGACGCTCTACGAGCAAGGCCGCGTCAGGCACGCCGGCAGCTTCGCCGCGCTGGAAGACGAGATGTGTGATTTCGCTCTGTCCGGCCTGTCGTCCGGGCGCTCGCCCGACCGGCTCGACGCTCTGGTGTGGGCGGTGACATCGCTGGCGCTCTCACCGCGCGCTCAGCCGCGGGTGAGGGGGTTCTGAGAGGAACTGCAATGCCGCACAGAGTGCTGCGTTGCAGCCACGACATAACAGGAAAATGGCCATGCGCTTGCGCTTGAAAAACATGTTCACCCCACCCGAAACAAAAGCCAGCCGCACGGCCAGACTGCTCGCCTTCGAGAGTGGCGGCCGCGCGCGCTGGACGCCGCGCGACTATGCCGCGCTTGCGCGCGAAGGATATCTAACCAATCCCATCGTGCATAGCGCGGTGCGGCTGATTGCGGAGAACGTTGCGTCGTGCAGCTACCTCGTGTTCGAGGGCGCGCAGGAACACGAAGCGCATCCGCTGTCGCTGCTGCTCGCGCGACCCAATACACGGCAGGACGGCGGCGCATTTCTCGAGATGCTCGTGTCGCATCTGCTGCTAGCAGGCAATGCCTATGTCGAAACCGTCGCTCTTGACGGGGCGGTTCGGGAGCTTCATGCGCTGCGGCCCGATCGCATGAAGGTGGTGCCCGGCTCCGAGGGCTGGGCGGAAGCGTATGAATATAGCGTCGGCGGGCGCAGCGTGCGCTTCGATCAAGCGTCATCCGTGGTGCCGCCGATTCTGCACCTGACATTCTTTCATCCGCTCGACGATCACTACGGTCTTGCGCCGATCGAGCCTGCTGCCGTCGCCATCGACACCCACAACGCCGGATCGAAATGGAACAAGGCGCTTCTCGACAACGCGGCTCGGCCGTCCGGCGCGCTGGTCTATTCCGGGCCGGAAGGCGCGGTGCTGTCGGACTCTCAGTTCGATCGGCTCAAACGCGAATTGACCGATACCTATCAGGGCGCGGTGAATGCGGGCCGGCCATTGTTGCTCGAAGGCGGACTTGACTGGAAAGCAATGTCGCTGACGCCAAAGGACATGGACTTCCTGGAGGCCAAGCACACGGCCGCGCGCGAGATTGCACTCGCTTTCGGCGTGCCGCCGATGATGCTCGGCATTCCCGGCGACAACACCTATGCGAATTTCCTGGAGGCCAATCGCTGCTTCTTTCGTCAGACCGTGCTGCCGCTGGCGTCGCGTATCGGTAACTCATTCGCGCAATGGCTGTCGCCGCAGTTTGGCGACGGTATCCGCATTGTCGTCGACACCGACAGGATCGACGCGCTGGCCGCCGATCGTGCGGCATTGTGGGAGCGAGTCAGCAACGCGGCGTTTCTTACGCTCAACGAAAAGCGCGAAGCGGTCGGCTATGCACCGATCGAGGGCGGCGACAGGCTGGAGTAAGCAGTCAGTCCTTTTCCGAAAGGGAAAGAGACGAGAAAGATCGTCATGCCGGATCTGATCGATACCTTCATCGCGCGCGGCGATCTTGCGCATCTCGCGCTGTTTCTTTGGGCGAGCGCCGCGAGCGCTGGTCTGCTGTTCACGCTTCGCGAGCTGTCAGCGGCCTCGCGTCGTTTCGATGATTTCGTTCGCGAATTGCAGCGCTTCAACCGCAAGGCGCATCGCCGCGCCGGAAATCTCAAAGAGGATCTCGACTGATGGATACCCTTCACAGCGTGTTACGGTCGTTCGGCGGCGAGACCAAATCCTCGCGCGATCATCTCACCGTGTTTCGCGAATTCCTCGCGCATCTCGATCGCGTTCAGCGCAAGCCACCCGCGGCCCGCGCGCCTCGTGCCAAATCGCAGACGCGGCGCAAGCCGGTGAAGCGCAGCCGCAAGGGTTGACGTTCGTCCGGTGAGGCCCGGCGCTCCGAAAGAGCGCGCAGCACGCCAGGCCCCTCTTCAAATTTCAGAAATTTTCCCCGCCTGTTGCGAGGCTGATCATATGCATGCTCCATTGTCATCCGTGTCGCGTCTGTCGTTCTCCGGCGACGGCACGGTCGAAGGTTATGCCAGCCTGTTCGGCGAGATCGATCAGGCGCGCGACATGATGATGCCCGGTGCGTTCACGCGGACGCTGAAGACGCGGGGGCTGCGCAAGATCCCGATGCTGTTCCAGCATGATCCTGCTGAGCCGGTCGGCGTCTGGCTCGACCTACGCGAGGATTTTCGTGGCCTGTGGGCGCGGGGAAAGCTGATTCCCGACGTGATGCGCGCGCGCGAATTACTTTCTCTGGTCGAGGCTGGCGCGGTGGACGGGTTGTCGATCGGCTATCGCACCGTACGCGGCCGGATCGATCCGCGCACGCGCGTGCGTCATCTCTATCAGGTCGACCTGTGCGAGATTTCTATTGTCACGTTCCCGCTGCTGGCGGGAGCGCGTGTCCGCGCGGTGAAGCAGGCGATGTCCCGATCGTCGCCCTCAGGTGCGCGGACGCAAGCCGAGCGCGAGTGGCGGAGCATAAGGCAGGCCGCGGATGAACCGGCGCCGTGGCTCCGCCCGCGTTCGGCGATGGTTTCGGCGTCTCTGCGCGGCAGGGAAGGGCGACGCTGCGCGTTGAGCGCCGTGTCGCGCCGCGGTTCGTCGCCGTTATGACGTCGTGGCGAGAAAATAATTTTCGTAATGGACCGGTCGCTCATCTCTTGAACGCCAGCGCCAGCGCGAGGCCCACGATGGCTCCGACGCAGATCGCCGCGCCGCCGGTGGCCATGCTCCAGTTCAAAAGATAAAGCGCAATCGATAGCAGCGATTTTTCGGCGCTGGCGCTCAGCATCACGAAGGATATCCCGAACGCCGCCAACAGGACGACGCAGGCGGCGATCGAGAACCAGGCGACGACCCGCCTCGAGGGCTGCATCGCATACCACGCGCTTCCGGCAGCGGCGACGGCCAGAGTTATCCAGACAAAGATCAGAAATCGCATGGTTCGCCTCAACGTGCTGCCGTTGCCGGAAGCCACTGTAGCGCACACCCGCGCGCAAGTCTTGGGCGTCAGAGAAGCCTTCGGGTCAACAGGTCTTGGGGTCAAACAAGTCCTAAACGTCAGACACGACGGGGCGAAATCATTATCACCGAGGAGAGCATGAATGGACTTCGATATCACAGACATCGCGCCGGAGCATAAATCCGGCGGCGCCGTCCGCGGCGGCTACGACGACTTCCGCGTCACCTTCGAGGAATTCAAGGCGACCAACGACGAACGCCTGGCACGGCTGGAGCAAAAGCGCGGC